ATTCAAGGTTACGGATATCAACAATTACAAGGTGTTCAAGGCACACAGGGTGTTCAAGGTTTACAAGGACAACAAGGCATTCAAGGTTTTCAAGGTACACAAGGCATACAGGGTGTTCAAGGACTACAAGGCTTACAAGGTTTTCAAGGAATAACGGGACCAGCAGGTCCATCAATTGCAATCATTGGTGTTGAGGCTGCAACAACAACAATACTTCCTAACTCACCAACATATACAGCGGGATCTTTAGGTGCAGATGGTGGATATGGATTAAATGCAACACTTACTGCAACAACATACGGCGCATTAACAGTTGATGGTTATACAGCAACATTTTTAGATTTTGGAGATAGAATTCTTGTTAAAGATCAAGCAGATGCAAAACAAAATGGTATTTATACTCTTACACAAGGTGACTCAACACATTATTGGGTTTTAACTCGTGCAACAGATTTTGATAATTATGGAAACGGAACCGAGGTACAGCTTGGCGTATTTACAACAGTATATGATGGTTCATTAAATATTAATTCAACATGGATGATGAATTCTACAGGAACTGCTCCAAATGAAGGAATAAGAATTGGATCAGATAATATAAACTGGGTTAGAACAAATGGTGCAGCTTTACAAGGAATTCAAGGCATTCAAGGAAATCAAGGATTACAAGGCGTTCAAGGAACACAAGGTGTTCAAGGTTTGCAAGGTTTACAAGGTGGAGGATATAACCAAGCACAAGGCACTCAAGGAATTCAAGGCATTCAAGGATTACAAGGTACCCAAGGAACTCAAGGCACACAAGGAGCTCAAGGTTTACAAGGTTTTGGTTATTCACAATTACAAGGCATTCAAGGCATTCAAGGAATACAAGGAAATCAAGGATTACAAGGCGTTCAAGGAACACAAGGTGTTCAGGGTTTACAAGGATTACAAGGTTTTGGTTATTCACAGCTGCAAGGATTTACTGGAAACACTGGTGCACAGGGAATACAGGGTTTGCAAGGAATTCAGGGAATTCAGGGAGCTATACCAAGCGTATTTACTGGAGTACAAGTAACATCTTTAATTGAAAATGTTAACGTTTCAAATAACGCAGCGGGATCTTCAACAATTAATCTTTATACAAACTCTGGATCTGTTTTATATTACACTTCTGCAGCTACTCAAAATTTTACCTTAAATATTGCAGCAAGTTCAACTGCAACGCTTAATTCTTTATTGACAAATAATCAATCAATTACAGTAGTGTTTTTAAATACAAATGGTTCAACACCATATTATTTAAGTACATTTCAAATTGATGGAACTACAGTAACTCCAACCTGGCTAGGGGCATCAACTCCAAGCTCTGGCATAGCATCGGGAATAGACGCATATTCATTTACAATTATAAAAACTGCATCTGCAACCTACACGGTTTTAGCGACACAGACAGGGTTCTAAAATGCCATTGATAGAAACATTTGGCGGAGATTCAGTAAGAGGCTACGGAGAATTTAATGCTCCAGGTTTTTCATATTCATTAGGAAATAATTCTGCATCAACACTTTCACAATCAAATGGATATAATACATTAACATTTGGATACAATGGTGGAACTACCGCAAATTTTATAATAAATTCTGGAAAAAGATATTTTGATATTTTAGTGGTAGGCGGCGGTGGTGGAGGCGGAGCAGGAAGATATTGGTCTGGCTCAAACCCAACAGGACTTGGTTGGGGAGTTTATGCAGGAGCAGGTGGCGGAGCAGGCGGAGTTTACGCAGCAAGTAATGTTTTGTTAGGACCTGGAACATATCCATTAATTGTAGGTTTTGGTGGGTCAGGAGGAGTTTGGTATTACGGTGGTCAAACGCCGTCTGGAAATGGACAAAGTTCTTCTTTTAACGGAATAACAGTTACTGGCGGTAATGGTGGGGCAGCATTTTCATTTAGCAATACAGGTGGTTCAAGTGGAATAAATTATCCACAAGGAAGCAGTCCATATGCAGGAGGGTCTAGTACTTATTCTGGTGGTGGTGGAGGATCTCAGGGTGCAGGAACTGCCGCATCATCGGGCGGACAATATGTTGGATATAGCGGAGGCGCTGGAACATACTGGAGCGTAAATGGTTTAGTTTATGCAAGAGGAGGCGGTTCTCCAAATGCTTCATATTCTTATAATTCAGGTCAACCAGTTCCAACTGAAACAAACTCTTACCCAAATGGAGGAAACGGTGGTGGAGGCGCTTGGGCAATGGCTTCAGACGGTTTTAGTCAAGGCGGGTACGGAGCTTTAGGAACTGTTATTTTAAGATGGAAACAATAAGGAACAAATAATGTCATATAAACAAGCAATATTAAGAGATGACCCAGTATCTTTTTGGCCACTAGATGGTTCAGCTACATTAAGAACTTATGGAACATTACTTTTACAATACCCAGCATATCAAGATTATATAAACAATGAACCTGAATATAGTGCAGAAATTGGATCTAGTACTGTTACAGATGAATCAAATTTTGGTAATCATGGAGCATTTGTTATTGGTTCTCCAAATTTTAATGATGTAACAACTCTTGTTACTCATGCAAACTATGATACTAATTTAAATGGTTGCAAAATTACTGAAAACATTAAAATTGATATTTTTAATGCTTATGATGTTTTTCAAAAAGGATATGAGAATAAAACATTTGGCATAGAATTTTGGTTATTAATTCCAGAATCATCACAAACAAAATTTAATATTTTTAATCTTCATAATAAAGAAACAACATCAGATAAAAGAATTGAAATTTATGTACAACAAGATTTTATTTATTTTACTGTTTTCTTTTCTAATGGATTAAGCATAACAACAAAAAAACAAGTTTATTCGTGGACTCAACCAATACACGTGTTTGCATCAATAAAAGATGGATCCATAAACATATTTGTTAATGGTGTTACAGATGAGTCTGTGTCAATTCCAACTAACTATAAATATTACTCTGATTCATATAGTAAATTTAGCTTAGGTCCCGCCAATTCTAATCAATATTTTATTATTAATGGATTAGCGTTTTATGATAAATACTTGTCTAATTCTGAAATTTTAAATCATATGTTTTGGGCACAAAGAGACTCAAACCCAACAATTGTGTCAAATCAAACAAATGTTTCTCATTTTTCATTTAACAACACGTCTGGACAAACTATATTTTCAAAACAATTTGTTAATAGTGCCTTATACGGGCTAGGAACCCTATCTAATATTATTGCCGATGGCGTTGGGTTAACTCTTCAACAAACTGCATTGCCTTCTGCGGCAACAGGAACATGGGTTTACCCTTTAGCAATTTTTTCATATTTACCTTTTAATAGTGCAGAAATAACTTGGGACTCTTCATCATATGATGAATTATCTTTAAATAATTATGCTATTGTTGAAGTTTCATATGATAATGGAACAACATACAATTTATTAAGTAATGGAAAAAGAATTCCATACTTTTTGTCAAATTTTTCAACAAGCAATTCAGCACAATGTTTAATTAAAGTTACTTTATATTCTACAGATACTTCAACAGGAAAACAGCCAAGAATTGACAATTTAAGTATTAAAGTTTATTCATCTATATCTCAAGTTTCAGATTCAGGTTTATTTCAAATTCAACCTGCTACAGGGACTTCATATTTTATAAGAAATGACAATACTAATATTCTTGCAAGATCTAAAAATTTAGGTATTAAATTTTCTGCACAAGATCCACTATCTAATCCAGGGCATGCAATTATTTTTTCACCGTCAAGTTCTTCATATGAATCAATAGAATTTTGGATAGAGTACGATGGGGCGGGATCAGCTGTGCTAGATACAGGAACTGGAACAACAGATTTATATATAGATTCATCAAATATATTACAAAATACTATAGTTGGATCAACACTTTATGTAAATGGAATAAACAGATCTTTGTCCCCAATTACATTGTCAAATGGAGAGTTCTACCATGTTGTTTTGGTGTATCCAAATACAAAAACATCAGACATTCTTTTAAATGGGTCATATGATATATCTAAAACCCCTTCAGAGGCATCATATGGTTATCTTACAATTTATCCAGAAGCCTTAACTTTATCTGAAGTAAAATCCAGATATTTATCCTTTATTTCTGTTAAAACGGGGGTTTTAAAAGATTCTTCAACAATCATGGGAACACTTTCTGAATATTCTGGAACAAACACTCAATTAAATAATGGTCAATCATTAATTTACTATACTCATATACAATAAAATGGCAGTCAACTGTTCAAAAGTTGGTCTTTTGTGCAAAATAATGGTATGATGCTTATATGAAACCTGTAAGTCCGATGAAGATTACGCCAGTTGACGAAGTTAATTGGGGTATGTATATGTGGCAAATGGAAGATGGATCCATTGTTATGAATGAAGACGGAGCTTATTTAAGCATTCAGTCTATGAAAGGCGATGTTCGTCAGATTAAAAAACTTAAAACTCTTGCTCAACATTACGGATTGAATGAAGGAAAGCCAATATTTTTTGCAGGTCACCGCCCAGTAACAGACGAAGAGCTGGAAGAGCAAAAACAAAGATTAGATTTAGGATTGGTTCCAGATGTGCAGGATATGCCCGCAATGATGGAATACGTTAAAGAAATGAGGGACATGAAACTTGGTTAATTTAAGGATTGATGACAGCATTGACGAAGACGAGGGCGGGGTTGTAGTAAAACTTGACAACCCATCTCATACAGTAGAACATGATTTTGATGACCCATTTAATGCAACATGGTCAGATATTAGAAAAGCAGAAGGACTAAGTCCTAATTTTCGTCGTAGTGCAACAAGATTAGAAAAATCATTTACTGGTGTTGGTGATGCAAAATCAAAGAAACTTGACCCACTTGATTTAACTGGATATTCATTATTTCAAATTGTTCAGCCACCCTATAACGTTTTATATTTAGCACAACTTTATGACGTATCTCCATATCATCACTCTGCAGTAAATGCTAAGGCTGCAAACGTGGTCGGGCTTGGATATAAGTTTGAAAATACATGGGCTACAACATTAAAAATTGAAGAGTCTATGGATAATCCAAAAAAGCTTGATAAATTGCGTTCAAAGATTGAAGGCATGAAAGAGGACCTTAGAAATTATTTAGAATCTCTTAATTCAGATGATTCATTTACAGAGACAATGAAAAAGATTTTTATTGATCTTGAATCAACAGGAAATGCTTATATGGAAGTTGGTCGTACAACAAATGGAAAGATTGGTTATCTTGGACATATTCCTACAACTACCATGAGAATACGTCGTCACCGTGACGGCTTTGTTCAAGTTGTTTATAACCGCTATACATTTTTTAGAAATTTTGGAGACATAGAAACTCCAGATCAAATTGGTACAGATCCACAGCCAAACGAAGTAATTCACTTTAAAGTATTTACACCTTCAAATACTTATTATGGTGTTCCAGATGTATTGTCTGCAAAAAACGCAGTTGCTGGAGATGAATTTGCTCAACGTTTTAATCTAGATTATTTTGAAAATAAAGCTGTTCCACGTTATATTATTACTGTTAAAGGCGC